GATGGATGCCTATATTGCATTCAAGGCAAACCGGGACGCATTTGAATAATCACTAAATTGTTGGGGGGGGTACTGTGTGAACCAACTTTCTCACCATGGAATTCTCGGCATGAAGTGGGGCGTTCGCCGTTATCAGAACAAGGACGGCAGCTTGACTTCCGCGGGCAGGAAGCGATATGACACAGATATCGACGGAGCAACAGCTAATGTCGAGCAGGCAAAGAAGCAAAAGGCAGCCGCCGCAGCCGCATACAACAAGGCGACTCTTGGCGGAACGGTCTATAACGAAAAGGCAACAAATGATTTGCTGAAGGCGACCAATCGAGTCGACTGGGCCAAAGAAAAACTGAGCTCTGAAAAAGTCAAGGAAAAGCTGAATGCAGAAACCAAGGAGAAGTCTAAGCATCGGTTAAAGCTTGAAGAGGAGTATCGGTCGAAAGGAATGTCAGAAGAGGAAGCCGCTGTTGCAGCCTATAAGCGCGTTAGGACCGAGAAGATTATTGCCGCTACCGCCGGTGTAACGATTGCCGCCGCAACTGCTTATGTTGCATATAAGCATTACGATAAGACAGTCGATAAGTTTATCAAAGCTGGAACCGAGTTGCAGAATATGTCAGGCAACAGCAATAAGGGCGTTTCGGATGCATTCTATTTCTCTATGACAAAGGGGGATAATACCAAGTATCGCGGCCTTTACGGTATGCAGATCGAGAACAGCGGGCGAAAGGTTTATGAAACCAAAATCGGAGTAAACCAGGCCATGAAAGTGGCGTCCGAAAAGTCTGCAACAAAAGCTCTGTCCGATTTGGTGAGTCAGGATGCTTCGTATCGGAAGACTTTAGAGCAACATCTGTCTGACTCCGTTGGACGCTATGCTTCCGATAAGCAAAATCGTGTTGTCCGCGAAGGTCTGAAATCCCTGTCAAAAGGCAAGATCGACGGAAAGGTCTATAATGCGCTGAATTTGACGCTGGTGGACCACAATCTACCAACTTCTTCTGCCGTTAATTCCGGGTTTTACAATAAGTTGAAATCTCTCGGATATGATGCTATCATGGATGTAAACGACAAGAAATACAGCGGCTATATGAGTTCCAAACCGATGATTGCTTTTAATGCGGCATCTAAAGCTGCGGTGAACAGCGTTCGGGAAGTCGGTCATGAAGAAATTCAGAAGGCTTATTCCAAAGGAATTATGGACATTACCGTAAAATCGCTGGCGCCTTCTGCTGCTGGAATTGCCGGTTCTGCCGGGCTGGTTGCCGTTGGACAGAAAGCCCTTCACGGGCAGGAGAACGACAAGATCGTACAGAAATACCGCAAGCAGCACCCCGAAACAAATCTGTCATACGATCAAATTCTCGATAATTATTACAAATAAGGAGGCATTGCTATGAACCGGAATTTTCTTCGGTATATTCCCTATGCCGGACTTGCAGCCAGCTTGGTCGGTATTGTCCTTAGCGTTCGGAAGACTAAGAAGATGCTGATTTGCAGCCCCATGATGGATGATGGCTTGGCCGCCCCGATTATGGACTATGCGAAAAAGCATCCGGGTGTTGAAATCACCGAGGAGCTTGGCAGCAAGATACTGAAAGAGAGCAGCAAATAATAACCCAGTCTTTTCCCGTAGGTCTTAACCGACCTGCGGGATTTTTTTTGTTTTACGACAAAATCCATTTTACAAGAGGTGGTGAAGCAATGGATGAATCGTTTGGCAGCCGGCTGAAACATGCCTGGAATGCCTTCATGAACCGGTCGCCTACCTACCGCACTGCGGATTACGGCGCAAGCTATTCCTACCGTCCGGATCGGCCGAGACTGACGAGGGGAAACGAGCGCTCCATCATCACCAGTGTTTACAACCGAATTGCCATGGATGTCGCGGCTATTTCCATTCAGCATGTGAGGCTGGATGCGAACGGCCGCTTTCTTTCTGCCATGGACTCCGGATTAAACCGGTGTTTGACACTGGAGGCCAACCTTGATCAGACCGGAAGAGGCTTTGTGCAGGACATTGCCATGTCCATGATGGACGAGGGTGTGGTGGCGATCGTTCCCGTGGACACTACGGTTGATCCAACCGTAAGCAGCTCCTACGAGATCAACACCATGCGAACCGGTAAGATTCTGGAGTGGTATCCGCAGTATGTGCGGGTCCGTATCTACAACGACCGAACGGGCAACAAGGAAGAGATCATGCTCCAGAAAAGCCAGATCGGAATTGTAGAAAACCCACTGTTCGCCGTGATGAACGAGCCGAACTCAACCATGCAGCGTCTGGCAAGGAAGCTGGCACTTCTGGATGTGATCGACGAGCAGAGCGGAAGCGGAAAGCTGGACCTGATTATCCAGCTCCCCTATGTCATCAAGACCGACGCAAGACGTCAACAGGCTGAAAAACGCCGTAAGGATATCGAAGACCAATTGTCCGGGTCAAAGTACGGGATCGCCTATACCGATGGTACAGAGCGCATCACGCAACTGAACCGTTCGGTCGAGAATAACCTGATGCACCAGATCGAATACCTGACGAGTATGCTTTACAGCCAGTTGGGTATCACTCAGGAGATCATGGATGGAACGGCCGACGACAAGACGATGCTGAACTATTACAGCCGGACGATCGAGCCCTTCGTATCAGCCATCGCTGACGAAATGAAACGAAAGTTTCTCACCAAAACTGCCCGGTCGCAGTTCCAGTCGATCGCATTCTTTAGAGATCCGTTCAAGCTGGTCCCGGTATCCGAGCTGGCCGAGATTGCGGACAAATTTACCAGAAACGAGATCCTGTCGCCCAATGAGATGCGCCAGATCATCGGTCTGAAACCGTCCGCAGACCCCAAGGCAGACGAGCTACGGAACAGAAATGTGAGCGAAGCGAACGGAAGTGAAGCCGCGAAAGCGCCGACTGAAGAAACGACCGACAACAACCAAACTGAAGGAGGAAATTCAAAATGAGGTACGATTTCAGTGGCTGGGCTACCCGTAACGATCTGAAATGCTCCGATGGACGCACGATCCGCAAGGACGCATTCAAGAGCAATGACGGGCAGACGGTCCCGCTGGTATGGAACCATCAGCACAACGACGCAATGAATGTTCTGGGCCATGCGCTGCTGGAGAACCGTGAGGACGGCGTTTACGCCTACTGCACATTCAACGAAACGGAATCCGGCCGCAACGCCAAGCTTCTTGTGGAGCACGGCGACGTATCCGCGCTGAGTATTTATGCCAACCAGCTCAAGCAGCAGGGGGCGAATGTTCTGCACGGCGCGATCAGAGAGGTCAGTCTTGTGCTGGCCGGAGCAAACCCCGGCGCCTACATCGACTCTGTCATGTGTCATGGGCAGGAGAACGAGGAAGAGGCCATTATTTATACCGGAGAGGAGATTAGCCTTTATCACGCCGACGACGGTAAGAAGAAGTCCGAGGACGAGAAAAAGGACGATACTTCTGCTGATGGCGAGAAGAAAGAGGATCAGAAGGCCGAGGACAACAAAACTCTGGCTGATGTGTTCGAGACCTTTACCGAAGAGCAGAAGACTGTGGTCTATGCCCTGATGGGACAGGCTCTCGAAGATGCTGCCAAAACCAACGAGGACGACAAGTCCGCAAAACATTCCGATCTTGAAGGAGGAGACAATTCTATGAAGAAGAACATTTTCGACCAGACCGGCAACAACCAGTCCTTTGAGCTGAGCCATTCCGATCAGGCCAGCATCATCGGTCTTGCCAAGAACAAGAGCGTCGGCACGCTCCAGAACGCCATTTCCATGTATGCCGAGGAAAATAAGGAACTGGCGCATGGCATCGACGACATTGACACCCTGTTCCCCGATTACAAGGACGTTTACCCCGGCGCGCCCGAGGTGCTGCTGCGCGATCAGGGCTGGGTGGACGTTGTGATGAGTAAGGCTCATAAGAGCCCCATCAGCCGTATCCGCACCCGCCAGACAGATGCCCGCGATGTGACCGTTCGCGGCAGCGGCTATCAGAAGACCAAGAAGAAGGCGGTCGCCCCCAACGTGAAGCTGCTCAAGCGTACCACCGACCCGCAGACGGTGTATCGCAAGGATGCGCTGAACCGTGATGACATCGTCGACATCACCGATTTCGATGTGGTTGAGTATCAGTACGGCATCATGCGCTCCAACCTGAACGAAGAGATCGCCACCGCTATCATGATCGGCGACGGCCGTGAGGATGGCGATGAGGCCAAGATCAGCGAGGAGCACATCCGCTCTATCTGGCATGACGACGAGCTCTACACCATCCACACGGACGTGGACTTTGCCGCCGCCAAGGCCGAGCTTCAGGGCAGCAACACTGGCGCAAGCTTCGGCACCAACTACATCTATGCCGAGGCCATTATCACCGCAGCTCTGTATTCCCGTGAGCAGTACAAGGGCCACGGCACTCCCGACTTCTACTGCACGCCGCACCTGCTGAACATTATGCTGCTGGCCCGTGATATGAATGGCCGCCGCATCTATGACTCTAAGAGCGATCTGGCTGCCGCGCTGAACGTCGGCAACATCTATACCGCCGAGCAGTTCGAGGGCCGCACCCGCACCACCAAGGATGTTTCTCCCAAGACCAAGAAGCTGCTGGGCATCTTCGTCAACATGGACGACTACCAGATCGGCGCGACCAAGGGCGGCGAGATCACCCGCTTCAACCAGTTCGACATCGACTTCAACCAGGAGAAGTATCTGATCGAGACCCGCATCAGCGGCGCGCTGACCCGTGTATATTCCGCTATCGCACTGGAAAAGGATGTTACCAAGGCTTCCTCCGGCGACAGCTCTTCTCAGACGGATAGCAACGTCTAATACCGGCAGATCGGAGGGAAATTCAAAATGGCGAAGTTTTATGGCGTGATCGGCTATGCCGTGACGAAGGAGACCGCCCCGGGTGTATGGACCGAGGAGATTACGGAGCAAAGCTACTACGGTGATCTGACACGGAATATGCGCCGGCTTCAGGACTCCGGCGATCTGAACGACGACATCAATGTTGCCAATGAGATCAGCATTGTGGTAGACCCGTATGCCAATGCGAATTTCCACTCCATGCGGTATGTTGCGTTTATGGGCGCCAAATGGAAGATCAGCAAGGTGGAAGTCCAGTATCCGCGGCTGATCCTGACACTGGGAGGTGTTTACAATGGCAAACAGGCGACTTGAGCTGCATGAGCTGCTGTGCGGACTTCTTGGTTCACGGCATGTCTATTTCCAGCCTCCCGAATCGGTAAAAATGAGATACCCCGCCATCGTCTACAATCTCGACTATATCGAGAACAAGCACGCCGATGACGGGGTGTATTTTTCCAACCGGCGCTATCAGGTCATTGCGATCGATGCAAACCCCGATAGTGAGCTGATCGAAAAGATCGCTTCCCTGCCCACCTGTCAGTTTAACCGGCACTATGAGCAGGACAATCTGAACCATGATGTATTCACACTCTACTATTAAGGAGGATCTAAATTATGAGTAAACTTGTTTGGGACCAGTCCGGCAAGCGTCTGTATGAAACGGGCGTTGACCACGGCGTTCTTTATCCCATTCAGACCGGCGGCGTTTATTCCAAGGGCGTCGCGTGGAACGGTCTGACCGCCGTCACCGAAAGCCCCTCCGGTGCGGACGTCAACGACATCTATGCCGACAACATGAAGTACCTCGGTCTGGTGGGCGCGGAGAAGTTCGGCGCTACAGTTGAGGCTTACACTTATCCCGATGAATTCGCCGAGTGCGACGGCAGCGTTGAACTGGTGAAGGGTGCGACCATCGGCCAGCAGAACCGCAAGGTCTTCGGCATGGTCTACCGCACGGTCATCGGCAACGATGTTGACGGCAATGAGCACGGCTATAAGCTGCATCTGATCTACGGCGCAACCGCCGCTCCGTCCGAAAAGGCGTATAACACCATCAACGAGGACCCCGAAGCCATCACCTTCAGCTGGGAGCTGAGCACCACCCCGGTCAATGTCACCGGCCACAAGCCTACCGCTTCCCTGACCATCGACTCCACCAAGGCCGACCCCACGAAGCTGGCCGAGCTGGAGAAGATCCTGTTCGGCGACACCGAAACCGAGCCTCGTCTGCCTCTGCCTGATGAGATTGCGCAGCTTCTGAACGTTGCCTGATGCACTGAATTATGAAAACCGGGGAGTCGTATTCCGTTTGGCGGGCGGCTCCCCAACTTTTTACTTTTGAAAGGAGAAACCCACTATGCTGAAATACCCTATCACTTACACTGATTACAACAATGTGGTCCGCACAGAGGACTTTTATTTCAATCTGAACAAGGCCGAGGTCATGGAAATGGAGCTTGGCACCACCGGCGGATATACCGAGATGATCCGCAAGATCATTTCTGCGCAGGATACGCCGACGCTGGTCACCGTATTCAAGGAATTCATCCTGAAGGCATACGGCGAAAAGTCTCCCGACGGTAAGCGGCTGATGAAGTCCAAGGAGATTGCGGAGGCTTTTGCACAGACGGAGGCTTACTCCGAGCTGTTTATGTCCCTGGCGACCGACGCGGACAAGGCCGCGGCTTTTATCAACCAGGTGCTGCCGAAGCAGATGGTCAGCGCCCCTGCACAGCCTGCGGCGACAAACTGACAACGAAGGAAATGGAGGATAAGAGATGCTCCGAATCACGATTCCGGAAATGGAATTCTGGGATGAGAGAAAAGAGGAGTTCCGCTATACCAAGGAGCAGACGCTGCAACTGGAGCATTCTCTTGTTTCTCTTTCAAAATGGGAGTCCAAATTCTGCAAGCCATTTCTCTCCAAGCAGGAAAAGACGCTTGAGGAGACCATTTACTATGTAAAATGCATGACGCTGACGCAGAACGTGAACCCCGATGTTTACAACCGCCTTACCGATGCCAACATCGAGGAGATCAATCGCTATATCGAAGCGCCCATGACCGCAACCCGCTTTTCCGACGAGAGAAACGGACGGCCGGGACGTGAGCAGATCACGGCGGAGTTGATCTATTACTGGATGATCGCGCTGAACATCCCGCCGGAATACCAGAAATGGCACTTGAACCGGCTTTTGACCTTGATCAAGGTATGCGAGGTCAAGAACCGGAAGCCGAAGCGGAAGAGTCAGGGCGACATCATGAGGCGGAACGCCGCTTTGAACGCGGCACGAAGAAAACAGCTTAACACGAAGGGATAAGGAGGAATGCGACTATGACTGCTCAGCAGCGGCTGATCGCCACGGCAAGAGCCGAGATCGGTTATCTGGAAAAAGCGAGCAACGCACAGCTTGACGACAAAACGGCCAACGCCGGCGACCGCAACTGGACCAAGTACGCGAGAGATCTGGACGCGCTTGGTTTATACAACGGAGCAAAAAACGGCTACGCCTGGTGCGACATGCTCTGCGACTGGTGTTTTATCAAGACCTTCGGACTGGAGAAGGCCCTGGCAATGACCGGGCAGGTTCTCGGCGGCTACGGTGCAGGATGCACGGAGAGCGTACGCTAC